TACACGATGGCCGGGGAGATGGTCGTCGCCACGATGCCCGAGCCGTCCGAGCTGGCGTCAGCCAGGATCACGAACTGCTTGAGGTTCGACAGGGTCGCCTTGGTGAGCGGGTTCACGTCGTACACGCCAGCGATGGTCACTACGTCGCCAGCCTTGCACCAGCCAGTGATGGAGTTCGATGCCCCCTTGATGCTCAAGGTTCCCGACTGGTAGGCGGCGCCAGTGGCGTCACCCTGTGCCGAGTTGACTTGAGGAGTTCCGCCCAAGGCGCCGACGGTGTGGGTCGCGACGGACTGAGTCGCCGAGATGTCGTCATAGCCCAAGATTCCCGAGGCGAAAGCGCCCTTCTTGAACTGGTCGCCGATGATCTGCTGGGAATTGAAGAGGCCCTTCATTCCGTCGATCATGTTGACCTGCAGGTTGGGCGAAACGATCAGGTGGCGGTCGTTGGTCGGCGCCGACTGGTTCGTGATCTTCGCGTTGGCCTGCATGAGCAGTTGGGCGGTGTTCGCGCTGGTGGGAGCGGTGCCAGGAGTTCCGACCAGGTTGGCGATCTTCCGGTAAAGGAGGAAGCCTTCGAGGTCAGCTTGCGCGGCCAAGTGGTTCATGGCGGGTGCCACGTAGCGCTTGGTCAGCTCGTCTGTGTTCATGGTCAGGTCGGCGTACGTGAGCAAGAAGTCCACGTGCTTCTGGCCTTGGACAGTGATCGTCGACACGGGATCGGCGATGTCGGTGGCCGAGAAGGTCGCGCCAGTGTTGACGGTGAACTTGTTCGGCTGGCGAACCCGGAGGGTATAGCCAATCTTGCCCGAGGAAGCGGCGAATTCCTTGTCGAACTGCCGATTGACCTTGGAGGCAAGAACGGTGTTGTTCTTGAAGAGCCTGACGGTGTCCTTCGACACCTTGTCAATGACTGCCTGTGCATTTGCCATTTGTGGTTCCTATTCCTTTCGGCTTAGATGTAGCCGAGGCGCTTGTTTTGCGCCGCTTCCCATTGACGGTAATCGTCAGCCGGGTTCGCGACAGCTTTCGCGGTCGCGGCAATCGGCTTGATAGGAGCGGACACACTGGTTTTTGTGGTGGGAGCAATGCTTGTAGCTTTGGATTCCAACCGGACGATTTCGCGCTCTTGCGCTTTTGGTGAGAGGTTGAAGATTCGGAGCGCTTCGGCGGGATGCTTTGCCAGGTAGTACGCGATTTCCGGCCCGTTCTCGTTCTCCATGATGGCTTGATCCATCACAGGAGTGGTCGGCGCCTTCGATGCACTTACAACGGCGTGCCAATCCGGGATCGTTTCGGCGACATCCGCAATAGCTGCGGACCACGCCTCGACGACAGCCTGGTTTTGCTGCGTGCCGATGCCTTGCTTTCCCTGGATCGCCTCTTCCGCTTGAACTTCCAGAACTCCGAGCTTGACGCGCTGCCGGGTCACGGCATCGGCGTATGCGTCGTCGTCGCGGAAGGCTTCACGCTGAATCGGCTTTGTCTGGATCTCCTGCACCAGGGCGTTGTACTTGCGCACAGCGTCCCGTTCGCGCTCTTCTGCTTCGTAGGCCCTGCGGGTAATTTGGTTGATCCGCTCCGTGAAAGAGCGCCGCTTGGCCTTCTTGTCCTCGTCGTCGGCTTTGGGTTGTTCGGTCGTTTCCTCGGCTTGCGCTTCGGCCACGACTTCGTCTTCCACCTGCTCGACAACTTCCGTCGTTACCTCTTCGGTCTCGACGATTTCCGTCTGGTTCTCGTCCATTACTCATCCTCGCTTTGAGGTGCGATTTCCTGCCCACCATCTGTTCCAGCCTGCGGAGATTGGGCGCTCTCTGCTGCCGATTGTGCCGCATGACGGGCGTTGGCGCCCTGCTCTGCGATAGTCTTTTCTTCGATCTTCTGCCCCGCATTGATGAGCGCGACGCGGATCTTGGTTTCGTTGTCCTGGTCGACCTTGTATTTCTCCAACGCGAGCTTGTTCGACTCGACGGAGGAATCCTGCTTGAGTTGCTGGTTCTCCTGCTCGAGCTCCTGGATATGCTGCTGCAGCTCGGGAGGGATCGGCGGCGGGCCCTGCTCCTGCTTCTGTGCCCCGCCTTCCTGGTCGGCGTCCTTGCCGAGGATCTGCGGCGGGATGGTCTTGCGGAGGCGTGCAGCCAGCTTGTCAGCATCCGGCCAATCTTGCGCCTGGACGATAAGGTCCGGCGCAACCTGCCCGATGAGCGGCACAGAACGCAGCGTCTCCGTCATGGCGACAGCGGCTTCTTGGCGGCGCGTCGAGTAGGCGGGGCCGGCGTCGATCACGATGTCGTATTTGCCGGCCGAAAGGTCGTAGAAGTACTTGCTCCCGTCGCGGCCCTGGGCTTCACGCTGGATCCAGACGAGGTCCGGCTGTCCGTCAGGTCCGAGGATGCGAGCCACGCGCGGTTCGTCGTACAGACGCGGGAACATGTCGAGCAGGATCATCCCGCATTGACGGATAGCTATGTTCCGATTCGAGATGAAGTCGGCGTTTGCCCGGTTGCCCTGCTGCTGGCGAGCCATGATCGCCCGTCCGCTTGTCTCGTTCGATTTCTGCCCAAGGTTGGCATCCGTGATCCCGGTGGTTGCCTTGATTTCCTCATTGGAAAGCTGGATCTCTTCCGACAATGCAGGGTCAAGGCCGACGACCTGGGAGCGTTGCGGGAGAGGCGCCAGGTTGCCAGCGATGGTAATCGGCGCAACTTCGAGGAAAGGCCAATTCTTCGTGTTGAGCGTCTGCCACTTCTTGTCTGTGAACTGCCCAGCGTACCCGATGAAAGGCGCCTTCGGAGCCAGCGCGAGGCGCTCCAACTGCTGCGAGCGGGCGTAGTTGTAGATCCGCTGCGCATCCTTGCTGTAGTGGATCGCGCCGCAGGTGAACCGCTTGCCATCCTCGAACCATTCGCGGCCAGGCATACGCACGATGGGGATGTAGCGCGACGGGAACTCGACGGGATCTTCGAGAACCTCACCCTGTCCGCCAATCTTGTACCACATCACACGACGGCGGCACGACATCCGGGAGCGTGTCGCGCTCGCCTTTTGCTTCTTGGTGGCTTCGGAATCCCAGACGGTCGATCCGTCCTTGAGTTGGTAGGGCTTCTCTTCCGCCTCTTCGACCACGAAGTATTCGGCGACCAGGATCCCGGCTTCACGATCCGCCCAGAAAGCGTTATCGCTCCCGAAAGCGTTGATCGGCTCGGCGTCCGGCCAAGCCTTTTCGAACTCGTCGCGGGAGTAGCGTGTGTGGACAATTCCCCACATCGCATCGGCGCCGGTTGGGTCTTCGTGGAATGGGTCGAGCTTGACAGTTTTCGGGTCGAGAATCCGCTTGATCTTCGGGCACTGGTAGAACGAATCCTCGCGCTCGTATTCCGTGGTGACGCGGAAATACCCATACCCACCAGTCACCGCGTCCTCGAAGGCGGCGGCGTACACGTCGGAGGCGTTGGAGTCGTGCTCCACATGCCGAATCAGGCCGTCCACGATTTTCGCCAGATGCACGTCGCCGTACTCATCGACAGGGTGCGTCTTGATGGCTACAGGGCTTTCCCTTGCCTCGTTGGTGATGTTGCGGGCGAATACCTGCAACCGGTTGATGGTGACTCGTGGCCGGTCCCCGCGCGCGCCGACGGCATCCGACTCCCACTGCGCGTCGTCGTGGTAGACGAATCGGCGATCATGGTCGAACGTCTTCTGATTCTCAGCGTTGGCCGACTCCGCGAGCCGGAAACGGCGCTGGAAGTCCGCAATCAGCTCGGGGTCGACCTTGCGAGCCACTTACTTGCGGCCCTTGTTGATCTTGGCGACGGCGGCGCGATCGGCCTTCATATCCTTCGCCGAACCTTCCTTGCCATGCTTTCCGGAGGCATCGGCCTTGCGGTCGGCTGCGCTCTTCTCGTACTTCGCCGCGGTCATCTTCGCCATTATGCGCCCCTTGCATAGAGAGAGGTCTACTAAAACGGTTTAGTGGATAGCGGGAATATACAACTATCCGCCGCGATCCGCAGCTTATCGGCCCATCCAAGAGCTTCCTGAGCCTGTTTCCCACTCCTCGCGCTGATCTTGGTCGTCGTTTCGTTCCTCGATCCGCTTCTCACCGTAGATGATCGGCTGGAGCGCGTACCGGAGCGCGTCAATGTGGTGATTATGCTTGTCCACGATATCCGGGAGCACATCACCGGTCAAGCGGTCGACCTTATGCGAATAGAGGCGCGATTCGATGATCGTGTGTTCACATCGCGGGTGGATCACGATTTCCGAATACCCGCGAAGATGCGCGATCCCGTCTTCGATTGATCCCGGCCATTTGCGGCAGGGCTGGACGCGCGGGAATCCGTGGCGGGTTAGGTAGCTGATTGTCTCCGGCCTGGAATTATCGCCGCGCGAGATATGCGAATCAAGGCCAGGAATGCCCATCAGGAGTTCAGGAAGCTCGTCAATCTCAGAATGGACACCGTGAGCCTCGTAGTCGATCCAAAGCGCGCCATTGTGTACCCATGCCCGGTTCGCTGCCGTCGGATCGGTCGCGAAACCCCAGTCAATGCCGTAATAAGGCCCATCCCAGCTTGGTTGAGCTTCGAATTCACGGATTGACACCTTGCCCCGGAGAACCACGGCGCCCGAGTTCTTTCGGAGCTGCCCACCCCAGATCCAAGCGGCGTTGTCGGGGTCGGTCGCGTAGTCGTGCGCCCGCTGTGCCCGCAGATCATCCGTTGCCCATGGATTATCATCAAGCGACATCCAAAGCACAATCGAGCGCGGCGGGTTGGATTTCATGAATATCCAAACCGGATCGGATTCATTCTCTGGGTTGAAAGAGAATATAAATTGTGCGCCTTTGTTTCGGATTACTGTTGGAATCAGCTTGTCAATCGATTCTTTAGATACAGATTGAGCCTCTTCAATCCAAACGAGATTCAGCCCTTCGATCGACTTTAGAGAGTCGATATTCTTGTGAAGGCCGCGAAACATGATGAAATTCCCGTTTTGGTGCCGGATTTCGGCATCCGTGACGGTGAATTCGCCTGTTCCGCTCTGGCCCAACCCTTGCCGCTCGATCTCATCGCGCAACAGAAGGTGGACAGAGTCGCGGATAGAGAACTGGATTTCACGCGCACAGAGGACGCGAAGCCCCGACATTCGCATGCGAAGGATGATGTAGGCGCCGACGCTTCGAGAGCGGCCGCCGCCGCGCCCACCAGGGATGAACGCGTACAGCCAGTTCTGGAAATCGCTCTGCTGTGGCGCGTCGATTTCCGAGAGGTCAGGCAGAATCGGCGCGAAAGCCTCCGGAAAGCTGAACTCAGCCATTTTTCTTTTCGGGCCGCACGAATGTGACTTTCGTCACGGTTTCCGCCTTGATTGGTCCGCCATCTGGCCCGCTGTGCTCTGTGGCGGTCTTCTCGCGCCAATCATCCGGGAATCGAGCCGCCATTGACCTGGACCACGCGGAAGCCTGGAAGCTCACCCCGGCAGGCATCACGAGGCATTCTTGGCCGTTTTTCTCCCACCAGGCCTGCGAAAGGGTCATGGCGCGTGTCATGGCGGCCAAAAACTCTGGATGCTCCTTTTCCCAATTCTGGATAGTCGCTTTCGCGACTTCGAGCTCTGCCGCCATTTGAACCCTGGAAAAACCTTGCTTTCCGAATTCAATCACCGAATTGCAATACTCTTCCTTGTAATCGGTTGGTCTTCCGCCTGGCATTTTCGCACCTCCGCCGCTGTGGGCTAGATGCAAATGTACGCTTTTCCTACCCAGTGACCAAGCACGTTTCACCCGTGGACCACGTCAGGAGGCGAGAGATTCGCTTCCCCTTGTCGTCGTACTGCGGCTCGATCTTGGCGAGCGGTACGCCTACGAGGACGCCCTG